TCCCACTTGAGCTAGTGGAGTCAGCTCAGAATAGAGAGGTGACTATTTTAGATGATAGCGAGCCGATTATCTGGGGCCTGGACGTCGCCAGGTACGGATCAGCCAGCAGTGTTCTCTGCAAGCGCCAGGGTCGAAGGATTCTTGCGGTCACTAAATTGGCGAATAATTTAGACCTAATGCAATTAACGGGGCAGGTCGTCGCCGAATTCGAGAGCGTACAGCCCAGGCAGCAACCCGGTCAAATTTGCGTTGACTCGATCGGCGTGGGCGGAGGAGTGGTTGACCGTTTGCGAGAGCTCGGTCTACCGGCCATTGGGATTAATACAAGTGAGTCACCAGCCTTGCGAGGCACTTACCTTAACTTGAGAGCTGAGCTCTGGTTCAAGCTGAAACATTGGCTGGAGGGTCGAGACGTTCAAATCCCAAAGAACGACAACCTCCTCGCCGAGCTCGTCGCGGTCAAGTACAAGTATTCATCGAGCGGCAAAATGCAGTTGGAATCGAAAGCGGAAATGTTAAAGCGTGGTGTCGCGAGTCCTGATCACGGCGATGCTGTCGTGCTCACATTCGCGGTTGAGTCGATCACGGCGATGCATGGAAGTGCCTTCTCTAGCGATTGGTCCAAACCAATTTCGCGGAACCTCTCTATCGTTTAAGTCTGCCGGTGTAAAATAGAAGACTACCTAACATCCCATATGTGGGGCATCTTCTATGGCGAACGAAAACAAACCATACCGTAGGGGTCCAGCCGGGCTCAAAGAAGCGTCTGCCGACGTTGCAACAATGTTGTCGTCTGGAAAAAAGAAAAAGACTAAGAAGAAGAAATAGCCAGTGGTTTCTCCCATTGGGATTTTAAGTAAGTTCGCAAAGCCAGCCGCTGGAATAGCTGCCGGGGCTGCTTTGACTCCAGAAGAAGCAGAGGCTGGGTTTTTAACGTCGATCCCTAACTTAATTAGAACGGGGATGCTCAACCCAATTTATACTGAAAATCCTACTCAGTTAAAAAAAGCGATGAACAAGTACGACAAAGCAATGCGAGGTAGCACTGCTTTTAGAGCGAGAGAAAAGCTCCGATCTGATATTGAAAATCAAACGACCAGCTTAGACATTGGCGAGAGGAAAATTCTCGACCCTAACGATTTAATAGGAAAAGTCGGTGTTCCTGTCGTTGGTGACCCAAGCGTGACAGGAAAGAAGCTGCAAACAATTGGAGGCGTTGATCTAGATAGCCCTATAGAGATTGAAGGCGGCTCTAACTTTCCACTGCGTTATGAGGATCAAGGCTACGGCTGGGCGTCGATGAAAACCGCCGCTGACAAAAAACAGACTAACTTTTTAAACGCGCAAAAGATAACTGACGGTTCTGATCCTGTAGGAATTTTTTCTGCGATGGGCAGAGACTCTCTCAATTTTAGCACTCCAATTGCTAACGCGATGTATTCTCAAGCCATCAAATTACCTTTAGCAAAAGCCGATGTAATAGAGTTTGATCGGAATGTCCGCTATGGCCCAAAAAACTCAAAAGCAAAAGAGCCAAAAGGAATTAGTAGATGGGTAGGTCTAAATGATCCCGATGCATTAGATCAACTTCTTGGCGAGGGTAAATACCAAAGAGAAGGATCAGGAGAGCTTAGAAAATATTTTGTCGAAGTGATGGAGTCGGCTAAATTTCGAGATCGAGGTTTCCCACTAAAAGAAGACGTTTACGCAGAAGCTATTCAGCCAGAATTACAGTCTGCCCAAATTGGGGACGCTGGGTTTTCTATATTTGATGCAGTGCCAGGTTCTCAAACCTTTCAAAAAGAAGGTGTTCACAAATCTTACGACACGGTAATACCAGGGACATACCTTGGAGGGTTGGAGCAAAATATTCCTTCAAGGGTTATGTTTCCGAAGGCGTATGAGGATCTAGACGCAAGAAAAAATAAAAAAAAGCAGCCGTTCACAGAAAGCGAGAAAACAGGCTCTTTAGTAATGCGTAATGACCTCTACCAGCCGCTAGACGAACAGTGGGCTGAAGGAGTATCAGATTACATGCGAGGACAGAGAGGCTCAATCGATCCCAGGTTAGCCGCTGGTCTTGCAGCAACATCAGTCGCAGTCCCAACCCTAGCAGACCAAGGCGCGGGGATAATGGACTTCCTAGCTAATGCCGCTCAGGGCGCTATAGCGCCTATTGCTAATGCTCCCAATACGATCATTCAAGCTCTTACGAGCGATCGGTCTAACGATCAGCTTAAAGCTGACCGGGACCAGCGCCTAGATCAGAACGACTACCAACTCAAGACCGACCTGGGTCAGCAATACACGCAGAACGCTCTTCAGTCGGTCGGCGGAATTATGCAGTATCTGCAAGACCAGGCCGAGCAAAGCCGAATTTTAGATGCGGCTAAAAACAGCCGAATCCTGCAAACAATCCCTAACGCCTACAACCAACTGCCTGAACGCGGTCGCATTGTCGGCAATGCCTTATTGGATAGCTTTTTATGAGTGAACTTGAACTAGTGAACGACAATTACGAGGAATCTAATACTGATTCTGAAGTCAGCCAAGAGCTTCAGGCCACGGTAATCATGGCCATCGAGGATGCGGTCGATTTTATCGACAACACGATGAGCCCAAAGCGAGCCGAAGCCATGCGCTACTACAATGGTGAGGCCCTGGGAAATGAGCAGGAAGGCAGGAGCACAGCTCAATCGCTCGATGTTCGCGACACGGTACAGCAAATGCTGCCGTCCTTAATTCGTATATTTTGTGGCAGCGAGCAGCCGGTCGAGTACGCACCCAGGGGCGCCGAGGATGTCGAAACTGCAAAACAGGCGACCGATTACGTTAACTACCTGCTCACCAATAACCAGGACGAATCCTTCATACAAATTCTCTACGGAACGTTCCTAGACGCCCTGGTAAAAGGCTCTGGCTTTTTGAAGTACGTCTACCGAACCACTGAGCGAATTGAAACAAGCGAATACGAGGCACTTGATGACTCTGCTCTAGCTGCGCTTAATGCGGACCCGCAAAATGTGACAACCAGGTTAGACACTGTAAATGTAGACAACCAGCCTCAAATGCACAGCGTCACAATCGAACGAACAATAGTCGAGGGAAAAATAGTTGTTGCGAGTGTCGCCCCTGAAGAAATTCTAATTAACCGGGACGCTCGAACCTTTGAAGATGCTGACATCGTGGCGCACAGAAAATACGCGACAGTCTCAGAATTGGTGGAAATGGGGTACGACTATTCTGAGATGCTGAGCTACAGCACTAACGAAGATAGTTTATCGCTCGACAATGAAGAAGCGCGCCAGCGATTGTTATCTAGTTCAACGGATAGCGATTACGACGATGACGACGATAGCCGAAAAAAGGTTCTTTATATTGAAGCCTACATGAAGCTAGATATTTCTGGTGACGGCATTTCCGAGCTCAGAAAAATTTGCTGCGCTGGTTCGGGCTACGAAATTTTACGAAACGATCCTGCGACAGAAATACCGTTCGCGCATTTTTGCCCTAGCCCTGAGCCCCATCAGTTTTTCGGTCTGTCAGTTGCAGACATCACGATGGATATTCAGAGAATTAAATCGTCAGTCCTTCGAGCTTCTCTCGACTCCCTTGCAATGAGCACCCACCCACGGGTTGGTGTAGTGGAAGGCCAGGCGAATTTGGCTGACGTGATGTCTGTCGAAGCTGGCGGCATCATTCGCATGAGGAACCCAGGTGCGGTGCAGCCGTTCTTGCTGCCATATGTCGGGCGAGACGCATTCCCTATGCTTGAGTATCTGGACAAGGTCCGAGAGGACCGAACAGGCATGAGTCGAGCTGCCGCAGGGTTAAATCCTGAGCAGTTGCAATCCAGCACTCTCGCAGCGGTCACGCAAACAATTAACGCAGCACAGCAGCGAATCGAGATGATCGCTCGACTGTTTGCGGACAACGGAATGGCCAGGCTCTACAAGGGTCTGTTAAAACTCGCGCATGAAAATGTAGACGAGACTCAAATGATTCGTTTGCGAAACCAATTCGTGCCTGTTCAACCCGACCAGTTCAGCGTAGACATGGACGTGGTCACTAACGTTTCCCTTGGCGCCGGTAGCAGCCAGGAACGGTTAATGCTCTTGGGCCAAATCGCTGGCATTCAAAAAGACCTGCTCGAAAAGCTGGGCCCAGAGAATCCTATTGTGTCCGCCCAAAATTATTACAACACCCTGGTCAGCACTTTAGAGCTCGGAGGCATAAAAGACGTTAACAGGTATTTCAATGATCCAGCTCAGTATCAGCCACCAGAACCAACTGGCCCCCCTGAGAAAGATATTAATGAGCGATTGATCGAGACACAGATGTACGAAATTGAGTCGAATATTCAAAAGAAGCTTGCCGATATCGAATTAGAGAGGGAGCGAATGTTTCTTGAAAATGATCGTCGTCGTGATGAGTCCGAGGCAAATATTGTATTAAAGGCTGCGGAAATCAGTGCGAGATTTGGTGCTCAAGTGGATGTCGCTGAAATCAAATCAAATAGCGACAGGGATAGAGAGCTCGTTAAGAACTTAGTTAACCAGCAACAGCAGGGGCCACAAGATGGTCAGTTCTGAACAGCAGTATTTGATTTCTCTACAAAGATTCTTTGATGACGAAAATTTTGACGAGATGGTTTCTCGCACAAAGTTTCGTCTTTTTGAAGATTGGCAGCGAGCTCGGAAGCTAGACGACCGGGAGCGCATTTTTGCAAAACTGGATTCCTTAGAAGAACTCTGCAATCACCTGCGGGCTGCGGCGGACACATTGGGATTCGAGAAGCAGAAGGGAATTATTGAATGAGTGATAAAATAGTAGAGAGCCTCCATCCCACATCTGGGATAAGTGAGGTCGAAGCACAAAATGAATTACTGAAATTGTTGACTCCTCCAGAGGAACAAATCGACGACGAAGAATTCGCAGACGAGTCCACTGAGGTGGGCGAGGCATCAGAAACTGATGATATCGATGAAACCGATACGGACATCGATGACGAAGAAGAAGAAGCCGAGCTGCTTGAAGACGAGGAAGACTTTGAAGATGAGGAAGAGGATACAGCCGAAACATTCACTATTAAAGTTAATGGTGAATCTGTGGACGTTGATCTTTCTGAGCTCAAAAACGGTTACTCGCGAACAGCAGATTACACACGCAAAAGCCAGGCATTAAGCGAAGAGCGAAAGTCGTTCCAGCAAGACAAAGATGCCGTAGGCTTAGAGAGACAGCAATATTCGCAGTTACTTAGCGCCTTGCAGTCTCAGTTAGGAGCATTCGATGAAGAGGCTCCAGATTTTGATCGTCTTTACGAGGATGACCCAATCGCAGCCCATCGAGAAGAACGGAAATGGAACCAGAAGCAGCAAAAGCGGCATGAAAAGCTGGTTGCGATAGATGCGGAGCAAAACCGGGTAGCGGAGGCAATGCAAGTAGAGCAGCAAGAACAAATGCAGGTGATGCTTAACCAAGAAGTATCCAGGCTGGGCGAATTAATCCCTAGCTGGAAAGACGAGACAGTTGCTAAGAAAGAGTCCGACGAGTTGCGTGACTACCTGGCCGAGCAAGGGATCTCTGAAAATGAAATGGGAGCTCTCGTAAGAGCGTCGCATATTCAGGTACTTCGGAAAGCAATGCTTTACGACAAGGGCACCCAGCGCGTTAAAAAAGCGTCAAAGGCCCGTCGAACCAATTCTGTTCGACCCGGCGCTAGAAGCAGCCAGGTGAACTCGAGCTCCAAGGGGCAAAAAGCCCAACGCGCACGTCTTGCGAAGAGCGGGAAAGTGGCAGATGCCACTGCCCTTATAGAATCGATGTTATGACTTTTTGGAGTTAACAAATTATGGCTATAATCGCCAACACAAGTACAAGATATTCAGTTACGGGCATTAGAGAATCGCTAAGCGATATCATCTATAACATTAGCCCTTCGACCACGCCTTTTTTAAGTAATTTATCTAAGAAAAGGTCTGTAAGAAATACCTTTTTCGAATGGCAAAGCGACTCACTTTCAAGTGCCTCCGCAAATAGTCAGCTCGATGGAGACGATATCTCAGCGTTTCCCGCCCTGGCACAAACTGCAAGGCTTGGCAATTACACGCAAATCATGCGTAAAGTGGGAATCATTGCAGACAACTTGAATGGTGCAATAGACGAAGCTGGTCGGCGTTCAGAATTGGCGTACCAAATCACGAAAGCTGGTAACGAGCTCAAGCGAGATGTTGAATTCAATATGTGCGGCGTCAACACTGCTGCGAACGCTGGTGCTGCTGGTACTGCGCGAGTTACTGCGTCGTTATCTGCTTTTATCAGGACAAACTCAAGCCGGGGTACTGGCGGTGCTAACCCTACAGTTGCAAACGGTGTCGTTAACGCAGCGGCAACCGATTCTTCGAATGCTAATCTTCGAGCCGCAACGGAAGTTTTGTTGAAGCCAGTGATTCAGGCAGTCTGGGGCCAGGGCGGAGATCCTAAGTTTCTTCTCGTTGGACCGCACGTCAAAGGAGTCGTTAGCGGATTTGCTGGTATTGCAGCTCAGCGTTATATGGCGCCAAGTGACTCCCCCACTACAATCGTTGGGGCCGCAGATGTCTATATGAGCGATTTTGGTTCACTTTCTATTGTCCCGTCTCGCTTTTCACGACCCAGAGACGCTTATATCATCGACCCGGACCTTATAGAAATTAGCACCCTACGGCCAATGCAGCAGGTTAGCTTAGCCAAAACTGGGGACGCAGAGAAATTTTTCGTTCTTGCAGAACAGGGGCTACAGGTAAACCAAGAAGCTGGCCTCGGCGTCTTAGCTGATCTAGTGTTTACATAATGGGAAACGAGCGGCGCGTTCTAGACTTTGATTCTACTAGTAGAATTAAGAACGACTTTATTTTCGAGGCGGGTGAGAACCCGTCTCAAGATAAATTTGTAATAGAAACTACCCAGGACGTTACTGAAATCATTGCCAAGAATAAAGCTTCTAGCAATGAGGTCGATAAAAGAAAGCCCTGGGGAGAGTGGTCCAAGATCGCGTCGCTCCCGATGACTATTTATTTCGATTTAAAACACAAAGGCATCTTGGACGATAAAGTTGCCTTTAATAAATGGTTGAATGATCCCGATAATAAATACTTTCGAACTAGAGGCGGACGCATCTGATGACAATCTCAACGTATTCTGATCTAAAGAGTGCGGTTGCTGATTGGTTAAACCGCTCTGACCTCGGTACGGTTATTCCGAGCTTCATTGAATTGGCCGAGGCCGATCTAACGAGAAACTTGCGGCACCGCAAAATGATCGTTAGAGCCGACGCCAATCTCAATGCGGAGTATACCCAAACACCTGCTGATTGGTTTCAGACACAAACTCTGATCCTAGAGACAAATCCTGTTACGCAGTTGGAGTACCTGGCGGGCGATGCATTAAATGCTAAACGTGCCAGCTCCTCTGCTGTCGGCAAACCTCTTTTTTATACGATGATCGGCACTGAGATTCAGTGCTACCCGGTGCCCGATACGACCTACGTGGCCGAGCTCGTTTACTACGCAGAGATTCCGTCGTTGTCAGACAGCAACCCCACAAACTGGTTGTTGTCCCTGGCGCCGGACATTTATTTATACAGCACCCTTTTGCAATCGGCGCCATACCTACAGGATGATGCTCGACTTGCAACGTGGGCAGCTCTTTACACCAAGAAAATGGCTGACATAGAAATATCTGATCAGCGAACGAGTGGACAATCTGGCGTGAAAATGCGCGCCGCAGCGTTGGAGTAAAAGATGGCTTTTTCAAATTATCTGGCCGGTGAAATTTTAGACGATGTTTTTTCCGGTAACGCATACACAGTGCCGTCAGCGTTTTACCTGGCGCTTTAT